AGCAGATCCGATTACCGCGTTCTGGGCGGCTAGAGTAGCTGCTCCAGTCGGCAACGAAACAGTGCCTGTGATGTTTGTGATAGAACCGATGTTGTTAGCACCAGCAGGAAGCGCTGTTTGAAGGTCTACGTTAAGGTTACCTGACGAGTCTAAAGCTAAAGCTTGCAGTGTACCGGATTTAGAACCGGCAACCTGGGTAGCCTGAGTAGGAACGGCTGATCCGGTAGCACCGTTAGCAGAGTTAGAGGTTGTTACCGTACCGCTGACTGGTATAGCAACGCCTGAAGCAGAACCTTGGATCGTGATGGCTGTAGTTGCAGACGTTCCAGGGGCTGATTGAACGTTGGATTGAAGGGCAGAAGTAGCCGCTCCAGTAGGCAGACTGACTGTGCCTGAGATGTTGTTTATAGAGCCTATAGTGGCTGTTCCTGCTAACAGGGAAGCCGTTTGGGTTCCGTTAGTCTGGTTAGCCTGGATCGATGCTAGAGTGGTGTTTCCGGTCGTTTGAAGGGCACTTGTACTTGCACCAGTAGGAAGGCTGACTGTTCCGGATATGTTTGAGATAGATCCGATAGAGTTTGTACCGGCAGGAAGAGGCGAGTTAGGCGATAAAGCAACAACCTCAGCAGGCTGGGTAGCTGTAGCAGCTGTAGAAGCGGCTGTAACTCCTGCTGTATTCGTACCATCAGTGATTTTTGTATACCAGGCGTTGGATGCGATACCAGGGGCGCCCTGGGTTGCAGTCGTCTGTAATGCTGAAGGAATGGATTGTGTCGCCTGAAAACTTGTGTTAGCAATCGTAGACGCTGAATCTAACGCAACACGCTGGGTTCCTGAACCGCCAGTACCGACACCAGTGTTAACCGTGTTACCGGCAACCTGGGCTAGGTTTTCACTGACGTTAACGGGAGACTGAAGGTTAACTAACAAGTTACCAGAAGCATCAGTTTGAAGAGGCTGCAGGTTTCCTGATGGATTGATACCCCCGACCTCAGTTGAGCTGGTAGGAGCGGTTGTACCGTTAGTGCCTACCGACAGGTTGGCGGATGAACTGCCTGAACTCGGGGGGTATGTTGCATAAAAGTTAGACATTATTGGACCTTCCCGGCGACAGTAACATTAAGTGTCCCTGTTCCTGAGGTTGGAGTGTAAACAAGCCGGATAGCATACCCAGCCGAGGCGTCTATATCGATGAACCCGTTACCAGAGTTACCGGAAACGGTTGGAGTAACGCTTAAAGGCAACGTAGACCACTGACCGGCGTTTATAACCTTACCAGAAGCGTCTGTTGCATACGTGTTACTAGATTGAACGCTGATGACACCGACTGGGGACGTGCCTGTCCATGAGATATCGTAAGAAATCATGGATAACATCTGAGTTATCGTGATGATAGAGGTGATTGAAGATGCCATATTCCCGTTAGTTATCACCGGGAAAGGCGTTAAAATCGGTCTACTGGCCATTTCAGCGTCCTTTGTGAGGTAAACCCTTGTGGGGCTACTATAAGGCCGCTACGTCCCGTTAACCGCGATCAGCACGGTCTGATTCACCTTCTTGGGAACCTGTTTTATAACTTTGGTTAGATTTGCCCAGTGTTGACGTGCCTTTACGAGTTTTTCCTTGGGCTCCGCCTTGTTTAGCGGGTACAGGTGGTGGCTGGAACACGGCCTGGGCTGCTTGTATGCCCATAGGACTCATGGTTGAGTCTAAAGGTGACCCTAAAAACAAACTCATTCCTTGGCGAGTTTTATAATCAGGCATCTCGCCTTTCATCTTTGAATCCATAAGCTTTTTTGTCAATTCTTTAGACATATAACTATAAACCTCGGGGTGAAGATTTATAAGATGTTTCATATCTGTAGCATCAATCGTGCCGTTTTTAACCTTGTTCATCACACTTAAAGGATGGATAGCGGTATTTAATGCTTTATCGTAGTTGATCTCGCTGAGTTTATCTGTTGGCATAGAATCAAACATAGGCCCTGAATCAGATTTAACAGGGCGTATACTGTTTAGATAGTTGTATATACGTGAGCGGGCTTGTAGCATGCCTTGAGCATGTTCTGGAAACGCTTGAAGAAACGGATTACCGGCATCTTGATCCGTGGGTGCGTCCGGTTGATCAACTTCACCGCCTTCAGCGTATTGATCCGGTTTTTGGGCGGGCTGGCGATTCATGTCGCGCATCTCGTTATCTAACTGAGATTTTACGCCGCCATCCTCAACAAACTTTTTAAGTCGTTTTTTATCAGCATCAGATGCTACAGCTGAATAAGGAGGCATACTAGCTTCGGGTTTAAGCACGTTGTTTAATACCGATTTGATCAGGTATTGACCTTTGTTAACCTTGTTACCGAACTCTACAGCCTCGGGAACGGCACCAGGTACACCACTGGTAAAAGCTCGCAAAGCAAACGGTATAGCATGGTTTTTTAAAGGCTGGCCTATAGCTTTTTCAAACAAAGGCGTCAATTGTTTTACCATAGGGTCGGCCACCATGGTCCCTACTGCGGCACCGGCTGGTCCTCCTGCGACACCACCGAGTAGAGCACCTGTTGCTCTTGTCGCAACCTTCCCCACAAGTGTAGGAATACCGCTACGATATATAGCGCTGGCTGCACGAGCGCCTAAAGGTTTAGAGTTGTTTAACACGTCTTCTGTTAGGGGCATAGGCGCCTCTTCAAAAGGACTTTCTAACCCTAGATTACCGTGTAAATTTTCTAACTCTTGTCTAAAGTTTTTAGCAGCATCTAGATAGTTACGTAACGCCCCGGTCCGATAAGCGTTTCCGTTCTTACCTTCTTGATTTAGGAACGTAGACACCTTGCCTAGGTCAACGACTGGCTCATTCTCAACCTTACGGGTAAACTGGGATTGAAAATCTTTTAAAGGTTTTAGATAGTTTGAGATGGCTGAGTTGTATTTTTTTTGAACAGTCCCTAGATCACCCCAGATTGACGTGTCTTCTAAAGAGTCTTTAAACCCAGTGGCTAAACTTCTAGCCGCGTTTCTGAATGGTTGTTCAGATAATGGTGCTATCTGTTTATTATACTTACCCCACTCTTGTAACTGACGTTTAAACTGCTCAGTGGCTTTAAAGATATCAGAAGGTTTAGCTGAGACAGGATTACCTTCTGCATCAGTGGGTGCTACGATGGAACGCCAGTCTTCTGCAAGACGTTGAAATTGTTTATTATTTTGAAGTTCTTCTGGAGCCCGTTCAATCATCTCAGAAACATGGCCGATATGTTTAACAGCCTGGTTTGGATCTACGGCTTCGCCTAGTTTATCGATAACCTGGGCTTTTATTCCAGAAGACCCTCTAGCCTCATCGCCTATCGCCGAGGTTGACTCGTGAAACTGTTGTAACTCTTGTAATAACGTGTCTGATATGTTAGAAACGCCTTTTTCAAAATGAGACTGCGCCGCTAGATCACCTAAAAACTTTTTAACAGACATCACTGATTTGGCATCGGCTACTTTTTTTAAAGCCATACCGCCTAATCCTAAGGTACCGTTTATACCGCCGCCAACTAACCCAGACACTCCGACGTTAGATAAAGCAGATGCTAACGTTGATTCAGGATCAGTTTTACCTAACGCTGCATCAGATATCTCTTTACTGCCACCTAAAACAGCGCCCTCTGTAATACCTTTAAGAATATTAGCGCCATATTTTGACCATTTCGGTAACTGTGATATGGCAGTATTCACGCCGGTTGCAGCTTCAGCAGCCGCGTTTAATCCAACTAAACTTGCTGCACCTCCAGCAATATCACCGACAGTTTCTGCTGTTGGATGCTGCTCTAACCGCTCGCGCATGTGTTTACGGACTTCTTCTTCAGATTTACCGGTGACAGCCGCCACCATCTTTGGGATAAGTATATCCGAACCACCAAAAGTAAGTTGACTTTCGGCGGCTTGAAGGGCTGCATGTAGAGGTTCTAAAGGCGATTGAGGTTTTTCTTCAGGCTCTGTTGGTTGGGGAGGCGCTTCTCCTGGTATTACATCGCCTGGGTCAATCTCTTGACCAGAAGCTTCCGGCTCCGCTGGAATCACGTCCTTGGGATCAATATCCATTATTTACCCTTGTTTGCGCTAGGATCAAACTGCCATTTACCATTGGTGAAGATGATGTGTTTTCCGGTTGGCCCGTGAACACCTTTTTGACCTTCAACAGGTTGAACATTTTCTTTAGGCGTAAACCCCATAGCTTTTAACTCTTGGATCTTACGGCCATGGTTACTGTTTATAATCTCTTCAAGTTTTGCGTTATTACCTAAAACGTCTTGAAATACACTGGTGGGATTTTTACCAATCTGTTTATCCAGCCATTCCATTCGTCCTTTAGTCATAACCCCACTGTCCACGGCTTTACTGTAAAACGCCGTCAACTCTTCTGCTTTCTGAGCACCCTGTTCTATTATCTTATTTCTTTCTAATGGATTTAATTTAGACCAGTTCTTTTTATTAGCTTTAGCAAAAGATAGCACGTCTTTAGCTTTTGCATCAAGAATCTGCATATTTTTTACAGTTTTAGCAGCGTCTGGGTCAATTCCTTTAGAAACAGTTTGTCCCATAACCTCAGGAACACCGGGTAGGTGCCCTTGTGCCAGCATCTCGCCGGTTTTCTGGAGGGTTGGTCCAAGAATTCCGGATTTCATTATCTTTGTTTTATTTTGAAACTGTTGTTCTTGAGAATTTGGTGTTCCTGCCTGAGGTTCGTTTGAAACGTCTCCCATCATGTTCATCGCACCGACTTTCGCAGCCACTGCATCATTCATATCAGCAATTTTAGCGCCTAAAACCTCTTGAAATGAATTTAAAGCGGCTAATCGTTTGTCTTTTTCAGGTCCAGGAGGCATCTTGTTGGCCATCGCAACCTGATCGTGGAACGATTTCATTATTATGCTGTTGATGGTGTTCTGTTGAGTCTTTAAACCCGTTTCTGCAAGTGCATTACTGGCCTGAGCATCTGTTAATTTACCTTGTTCGCGTAACAGTTTAATCTGTTGCTCGTTTAAAGGCTCTTCCATCGAATGTAATCTATAGAACGTGTTTTTACTATTAAACTGCTGTTTTTGTTTCTCAAGATCTGATGCGATGATCTTGTCCATCATCTCAAGTGCTGCGTTCGGCTGTTTTGTTAACCCGGACCCGATACCACCTAATACTATTGAAAACAACGCTCCAATTTTAGCCGGTGTACTGGCCTCACCGTATAAACTTTCAACACTTTTAGGATCAATATGACCCTGCATAAAATCGTCGTTTGTAGCCTTGGCTTTTTGATTCAGCTCGTCTTTAATGCTTTGATAAGCCTGTTCTGGGGTTCGGGCTGGTACGACTGGTTGTTCCTGATCATCAGCCGGTTTAGCCATCTGAGCCTCAGATACGTCGGTTGTTTCGGGCTCAGGCATAGATGGTTGGGTGCCTTGTGCTGGAGCTTGTGACGAGTCAGGGCTGTTAGGCGCTGAAACCTGTGATTGAACGGGTGCCGGGGCTTGCGGTTGAGGCGCAAGTTCAGACGGAGGCGGAGTTTGTGCTACGTTTGTCTGGGGTGCAGGCTGACCCACGTTGATAACGACGGGGCCTTTTTGTTCGGGTTTAACATCAGTTGTTTCTGGAGCGTTATCATCTTTTGATACAGGTTCTTTCGAGCCTTCTTCATACATTTTTCTAGGTTCATCTTGGCATTCACCCCCGTGGGCCATACCGCCGCAGTATGCGCAGTATTTAGCGACTTTACCGCCCTCGGCCATCTTCGCGGTCTTCTCAGACTCTTTAAACGCCTCTTTGGTTGGAGCGCCTTCACTACCGGGTTTACGCATATGTTCATGCGAACCATGTTTAATACGTTCCTGTTTAGCATGTATGTTAGCATATAATCCGGGCTGTCCGCCTTCGGCTAGCTGGTCCACCTTAGACTCACGGTGTTGATCGTCTGTAGCAGCGTTTTTGCCTACGGCTGATAACGCTTTTAAAGCGGTTACGTTGTCTTTATTAAGACCTTTATGGGCCAACGTGATCTGATGACCGTCTTGATGGCGAAGCGTGGTTGAATGATCATCACCTTTAACATATTTAAACTTGTTAAGATCAACTTTAATGTTACCCATTATTTCCTTTTAGGGAGCGCGCCCTTTTTGGCAAACACGTCACGAACAAACTGGATAGCTTTTTCTTCACTGTCTTTAGATTGTGTGACAGAACGAGGAATCACAATACTGCCTTCTTTAGGGTTAGCTTTAACTATATCGTTAGCATAACTGTTTTTAGCACCGCCGACAACAGGTTTACCAGGTACGGTTTTACCGTCTCGGATAGGATTAGCTTGGCCCATAGCAGCTTTTTTAGCCGTTTCTGGATCTAAAACTTTTTCCCCCGGTGAAAGTAAAGCAGGTACGTTGCCGCCTAGCTCCATTCGAATCTGACCGCCACGAGCAGCCATCCTCGTGTCTGGGGATGGATTTGGGGCTATAGTATTGATTGACGGTTGTTGGCCTGAATTATCCAAAGCCCCACCAGAAACAGTAGATTTAGGTACTGGGGTAGGCGAGGAACTAAACGCGCTTATCAAACCATTAGTAATCCCTGCGCCAACCTTATTCATACCGTTATAAAGCCCGGATTTGTCAGACGAGTTGGCCATCCCCTGCGCAAACCGCCCTAAAGCTGAAGATGGCGTTTTTACAGGGTTTGGAGATGATGTAACATCAGCTGACCCTTCTGCATACATCTTACGAATCTCTCCGCCACCTGCCGCTAACGCTGCTTTAGTACCCGCAGCAGCGGCTCCACCGAGTAGTCCGCCCAAAATTTGACCCTGCATCGCTTGGTTGCCTTGCGCAATACCGGCGTTAGCTTGGTTTTGTTGAGCAGTATTAGATATGTTAGCTTGGTTTTGATTTGTTATAGCGTTAAGGATGTTACTTTGTTCGTTTTGGGCAGCATTACTATACCCTTGGACACCTTGTAAAGCGTTGGTAGCCTGGGTGTTAGCAATTCCTGCTTGCTGATTTAAAGCGTTTAAACTTTGGTTAGCCTGAAGCGTGGCTGCCTGACCTGCGGCGTTTTGTTGTGTAGCGGCGCCTTGTTGGGCCGCCTGTCTAGCCGCTAAACCGACGTTTGCACTAGATCCTCGTTGCCCGGCTAATAAAGAGGCCGTGTTGGCTACGTTTGCGCCTGTTGCCTGGGCTAACTGAGCTTGGGCAGGGTTTGGGCCTGTACCATTGGCTACGCCAGTTAAAGCGTTAAACACCTGGGATTGGTTACCTAGCCCGTTTTGTCCTAATAAAGACTGTAAAAACGCTTGTTGTTGAGATAAAGCGTTTGTAGACGTGTTGTATTGATCTTGGGCTTGCTGGGTAGTGGCTGGGTTTATTACTGGGGCAGATTGAGCTTGAAAACCTGCGCCTGAATTAGTGTTAGTTAACGCACCGACGATTGCAGACATGGTTCTCCTAGGCGAGGATACCCCGTAGCAGACGTTTTAAGTCTAGGAGGGCTGACGGGGACCTCTATAAGGCCGCTACGTCCCAATCAGTTTAGCGATGATGGTCTCAGGAACGACGTGGTAGCCTATAGACTGGGCTCTGGACAGGATACCCGCGTCTTTGGTATGACAGATCAACCCTACGATTTTAAGGCGTTTAGCCTCGTTTTCCAGCTCGTTTACTATAGATTCTAAAGCTTTATGGCGAATCTGGCTGCCAAACAACGCGGAACTGGTCAGCGTATCTATCTGGCCGTAACAGGGCTCTAATCTTCTTAAAAACCCAGCCGCTACCGGGGTTTTACCAATGTATGCGATATACCCGATCTTAGGCAAAGTACGGGTTGTTATCAGGTTTACGTGCTGGTAATGGTTACTTGTAAGGATATCAAGTAGGTCGTCTAGATGTTTATGTTTAAATGGCGTTATATTGATTTCTATGGCTTATCCTCGTTTTGAAATAAACCGTGTTTTTCCATTAAATCTTTTTGTTGTTTTGGAGTAACTTCTCCATAAAACATCTCAAACAGCATACAGTCTTCTAGGTATGCGTAAACTTGACGAATATTAATCTGGGCCTCCAGCCATCTAGCTATCTCAGGTTTAACCCCAGTAACTTTTATCATATAAACTCCTAAAGTGAGAGTGCCGGGCGCGAATCCGGCTATGCCAATGCAGTTGTCCTGGTCGTAGGGCATTGGACCCCTTGACGCTTTTACGTCTTCACCGCGCGCGTCTCCAGTGGAAGGGAAAACACCCCGTCATTTGCATAACTCGAAGTTATACTTCCACAGCTTATTGCACGCTGACTCTCAAGGAACTGTTCAGACCAAGATTGCCACTCTATGATTGCACCAGTGCTTGAATTCCAGGTGTCAATCTGAACAGTTCATTCAAAGTTGAGAGGGTCGGGCGCGACTCCGACTATTGCAAAAAACAAGGTGTAGCGCTTGTCCCGCGTGTCTCCAGTGGCCGCTGTTCTCGAGATTCTTGGTCCCGCCACGCACCACAGCTTTCCACGCCGCCTCTCAAATACTAGTATACACATCAACCGAACGATTGTCCAGCTTTGTTTGTTCGGTATCCTTTTTTCATACCGACAACCATGTTTAATCCTGATAATGTTAACCCGCGTCCCGAGTTGACACCGTAACTAGGATCAAAAATCTCCTGGATAGATACCTGGAATGATTCGCATTTCTGTGTTTGTGGGAATAACCTAGCCTCGAATACGTTTCCTGGTCCGCCCCACGCTTGTCCTGATCCCCAGACAGCCTCACCGCCCCATTGTGGGACGTAGTTATCTGGTATCACCGTGGTTTGTTGGGTTGCACTAGGGTTATAATCATACGAAAGTCCAACACTCAGATTGAACGGAGTATAGTACGTACCCAGTAATAAAAGCTGGTAAAATCGTTCGTATCCCTGTAACCCGGCAGCATTAATCCAGCCAGTCGTTACCGCCATGAGTACAGGCTGAGACCCGTCTAGATAAGTCCCAGGTGTTTCTTGGAATAACTGTCCAAAACTGTTTAGATAGGTTTGGTGAGTCTGGTATAAACATGAGGAGATGGCAAACGAGTTTGTAAACGTCCCCCATTGATTAAAATAGTAATCATACATCAATGTTACACTGTTGTTTAACACGAATCTCACCTGGTTTGTGGCAGGGATAGCTAACGCAGACACCACGGTTTGAGTGTTATACGCCTCTACAGGTGCACCGATGTAGTTTGTACTTAGATCTCTACCAAGTAACCAGATGCCTTTATCAGATTGAAACATAAGCCCGTTGGGCATAAGTACGATACTTGAAGGGTTCGAGCATCCGACGGCTGATGTGATAAAGATAGGGTCTGAGAATGATGAGTTAGCCCCGGTGTTATCAGGACCAGCCCCTGTTATATAGTATATAGCGTCTTGTTTAAATATGATCAGCTTGTCATCCATCGCACCTAAAGCTGTCATAGGTCCAGTTGAGCCTTGAGACCCTGAGGTAGGGGCGATGTATAACGTCAAAAGATCAGACATCTCAACAGGCGTTGACTGGATCACCTGTTTAGAAAACCATAACAGGTTAGGGTCCTCAGCATCAATCAAAAACAGCCGAGCTTGAAACAAAGCAGACGCGATAGAGGCTGGAGGTGCGATGTTTTCCACCACTCCGCCGGTTGTATAGATTATATTCTGCCCGGTGATACTCGTGTCAGCCTGGGTGTCAGTAAACGTGACATAGTCGGCTGTTGTGCTGTTGATCAGAGGCGATGTAACGGATGTTACCTGATAGTATACCTGCTGACCGACGCTCCATCTATACACCACAACCCGGACAGGATTCGCGCCTGTTTTATATGTCAGGCGTAAGGTTGGGATAGTTAAGGTCACCGTGTTGGTGCTGGTTCCGGCGCTTGTTAGGTTGACGGATAAAGGTATACTAGGGGCTGATCTGTGTAGGTTACCCTGTCCATCTGTCCATTCATAGGTTACCTGGTAGTAGTACTGCTGGGCTGTCATAGACCCGCCCGTTGTCGTGGTGGCGTAGCCTATATTCTCGGGCCATACCTGGAATCCAAGTTCAACAGGTTTAACGCCGTCATACTGCCAGGTTTGACCGCCGGTAAGCTGAAGTGATCCGGCTATCTCCGAGCTGTACTGGGCCGTGCTGTTGATGTTAAACCCTGCTATATTTATGCCTGTTTGGCTGTATAATGCTGTTGTTACAACACCGGCTTGGTTGGTGCCTTTGTTGATGTTGGTTAAAAAGTCTTTATAAAGGTACGCCATCCAATACGTCGAGTTGACGTAGGACACGTTTGATAACACCTGGGAGGCTGCGTACCCACCGCCGTTAGAATAAGCAAGCCTAGCATATATGTTGCCCGACAAATCTATCAAAAAATACGTGGGTTGAGCTTGCTCGCCATACGCAGCTAGAACATACCCTGTTCCAGCAGGATTAACAAACGCTTTAGATGCTAAGCCCACCGACCTAAGGATAGTGGATGCGGTGCCGACTGTTCCGGTTGTTGTTATCGTGTTTGTGTTGATATAGTCCGTTTTTGTAGCGGACTGGGTACCTGCCCCATAGGTGTTGTTTATCTCATACACCAGGTTAAGGACGCCGTTGATGACTACAGAGGTCAGGGTGTTTAAGCTTTGGTTAGTGATAACCTGGGTAGGCGCTAGTATAGGTAAAAGGTTTTGGTTACGGCAGATAGAATACCCGTTTTTACTTGTGCTATCCCAGATAGTGAACCAGGCTTTAGCTGTAGACCCTGAGGTATCCATAGCCACCGACACCAGGTTAGCCGTGTACCCGCTAACTATACTCGGGGAAGCTAACAGAAGAAACTGGGTCAGGGTTGTCATAGCAAACGTGTTAGATCCGGTTGCGTATCCTATATATAGACTACCGTTTGCAACGGCTGCATCATACCCGCAGGTGGTTGATGAGAGAACGCCTGTTGCTATATCCTGAACAGTGTTAGGCACGCTTGGGTTATTGATAGGGATAGCTATATAACTAAGATGCTGATTCGTAACAGTTCTTAAAAACGTAACTATGAAGTAAGGTCCTAATACGAATACTCTAGAGTTACTAGACGTAGCGCCTAAAGAAACCCTTGGAACTACCTGAGCACCTGTAACACTATCAGAAACCTGGTAATAAGATACCCCGCTGCTATCGGTATAAGTGAAACAAGCTAATCCTGTAGACGCGACAGCAGTGTCTGGGGATGATTGGCTGGTTGATGTGCGGCAGATGGTTTGATCAGTCAGTTTAACGGGCTGAACTATACCCTGGTTAAGCCATTGATTCGTATCACCGCTGTATGTGTATAGGTTGGCGCCCGTGGCGACAAGGTTACCGTTAAGCGTGGTGATGTTTGTTTGGTTTTTGTTAGGAAGGGTGCTGATCTCAGCAAACCCGTTTCGTTTAGTCAGACGACCTGTTGAATCGAATACCGAGTTCTGCATCTTAGAAAACGAGCCGATCTGAAGCTGATAAGGATCAGACTTAGTATCAACACCTTTACTAAAATTGATAGGAATTGCTTGTTTTTGGAGTGCCATAATTCCTTAGTAAAAGATTTGGATACAACCAGAACCACCGGAACCGCCAGACGCACCGCTTACACCGCCGGCGCCTCCGCCTCCGTTACCCGCGCTACCGCCTGATCCGATCGTGATAGAATAACTGTTACCGGGTGTGACGTTAACAAAATACAGGTATGATTTAGCACCAGCACCACCGCCACCAGCACCGCCGTTATGGCCGCCAGTTTCAGAACCGCCGTTACCGCCGGCACCACCGGCAGCCGTACTGCCTCCTGCACCGGATGAGGTTCCCCCTCCACCGAACGCAGATGCACCGCCGTAACCAGGGTTAAACCCGCCACTTGCTCCGTTAGATGAATGGTACGGGGATGCAGCTCCATTAGAGTTACCTCCGCCGCCGGCTGTAGAGCCGTTACCGCCTGGGTAGCAGTCGTATCCGCCTGTTGCATCATTACTACCGCCGGAACCACCTGCACCAGTGCCTCCGCCGTTATCGTTAGCCCCGCCAGCGCCGCCTCCGCGTCCGCCGTAGAAGTTGATGGTTCCGTTGAAACTAGATGTTCCACCGTCTCCACCAGACCCACCGGCACTGCGTTGTCCACCGCCACCGCCTCCGCCGCCTCCGCCCGCGCCAAATATAGCGATGCGGCTGACGTTAGAGGGTGCTGTAAATGTCCCGTTAGAAGTGTATGTTACCGTGCCTGTATTTAAGCTTAAACCAGCTGCCGATATACTTGCTGCTGTGATAGATCCTGTTTGGATGTTAGAGCTTGTGATGGTGTTTGCAGCGATCTGCGTGCCTGTTATACCGCCGGCAGGTACGCCTATCACGTTTGAGTTGATGGTGATGGTACTGCCGTCTACCGTATAGGGTGCAGCCATATTACCGGCGTTATCCAGCGTCATGATCTTTTGTGAAGAAGGGATAGCGGGTAACTGGATGCCGTAGTTACTAGTCAGGTTAGCAGGGGCTGATAATGTTAACGCGTAGGTGCTGTTAGGGCTTAGGTTACGCATTATAAGTGCGCCAGCGTCTAGGTTGGCGGCTGTTGATCCTGCGGATTGAAACACTATAGTACTATCGCCGGACACAAACGTAGCTGAGGCAGGTGACACCAGGTTAGCGATTGTTCCGCTAGATCCAGCGACTGATCCTGATCTTGTCATCTGGATGTTGTTGCCTAACCCGTCTACATAGTAAAGGTCATACCCGTAGGTATAAAGGCTGTAGTCTGTTGAAATTGTTGTAGTTTGTACTGTAAAAGTCAGGGCAGCTAAACTAGTGATACTGTTAGAGTTAAAACTTAAGGCGCTGTTGATGTTTATAGCGGCAGGAGTAATCTGTACGCCTTTACCGGTTGTATGGTCATGGCTGTCAAGAAGGCTTAGATCGTTGTTTATATCGGTAGCATACTGAGGACCGTATTCCTGGCCGACTGTAGGGACGATAAGTGACATGTTAGCTGTGATAGTTGATGCCATCAGTAAACCCACAAGTTAACGGTACAAGCGGCTGAGCTTGTAAGCGTCAAGGTTAAATTGTTAAACGCGGCTGATCTGTATACTGTAGCCGCCCCGTTGATATCTGTTAAAAACCAACCCTGTTGAGTTTGACCCAGCAGGTGATTTATCACGTTAGTTCCAGAAACCAGTTTTACGTTGGTTAACTGTAACCCCTGAAGTATAGGGTTAGCTAACACCGGGTTAAGCTCCTGAGCCCACCGAGTTTGCGCCATCTCCCAAGGTAACTTCTGAGGTAACGTAGCCATTAAAACCCACCGATAGAGCCGTTGCGGCCCCCTTGCCAACCGTTTGCCCAGTTTCCAAAGTTAACATCAGAGATAGTGTCTGGCATTCCGGCGTCTCTGTTAGCTGCTGTCTCTTCGATACGTTTTTGAAGGGCTGCTAACTGCATAACAAGGCTAGTTGTGTCAGATTCCTCTTTAGTTAAAGCGTAGTATGCTGCTTTAACGATGACATATTCTACCCATCCTGAGATTCCGACAGTGGTAGTATCTGTATCCTGTAAAAGCTCTGTTAAACGTGGGATATACCATAACCTGAGTTTTTGACCGGCTGAAGGCGTAGGAATAAACTCGATCTGATTAGTGCCAAGTAGTCTATATTGCAGGTTAAATACGCCATATATCGTACTTGCCGTGTTAGGGTAAACGAATCGGTTTCTGTCTGAGAAGTTAAACTTGTTAACGGTAACATATCCGTTAGCCGCTGTATTCAAAGCTAGATCAACACCGACTAGTTTATAGAAAGGAGCTGGCGTGAATACAGTCTGTCCGTCCACACCGTTTGTAAACGTGTTAGATCCGTTAGGCAAAGCATAAAGAAACGTGGTTCCGTCAGCAGCAAACTGGACAGGCGTGGCTATATAATAATCCTCAAACGTCGTAACTAAAAGATCGTAAAGCTCAAACATGGCTTGATTTATATAGTTACGCCATTCCGGGATGGTTACAAAGTTTGAATTCACCCTGTCAGCCCGTTGCATGGCTGCTAACCGGATCTGACTAAGTGTCATCTCACCCGTAGGTGCTGGGATAGCGCTAGCTGGAGTCGTATAAGGGCTTGTAACGGTGCCGTTTGATGCAGCGACCTGATACCAGTATTGGACGCCTAGAGCTGCGGTGCTATCTAGATAAGAAGTAGCCAAAGGCGTACCTGAAACAGTCGCGATCGTAGTATAAGTTATCTGGTCCTGACTACGTTGGACGATATATGAGGTAGCGCCAGGCGATAAAGCCCAGCTAACCAGGACTTGCTGATTAGCCGTTTGGACGTAAAACTGCTGTGGTATTCCTAAGCTTGCCATTTCACCCTTCTATATTCGGGCTAGTGGTTAAACTGCTGTCGAATCGTTTAACAAAAAGATCAGTTGTAGTACTGCGCCTGAGTTAGGATTAGCTACAGTTCCAGCTAAAACAGTCTGGAATGAGAACTGAGACTGGGGCTGTTGACCTGTAGTAATAGTGGCCATCGCTCCAACCTGCTCGATATCGTTGAATCCAGACGTACCAGACGCAACACGGGCTGATCCGCTGATGATGCCTAACAAAGAGGTGTAGCTGTCAGCCAAAGTCACCTGGTAGGTTCCTGTAGCAGACTTGGTGATGCTTGAGATCATTGAGTTTGCGCCTGTACTTGATGACGTGAAGCTTGAAACAGCTCCAGTCGCACCGATCGTCACCTGGACGTCGATGATTACAGGTTTAGCGTGCATCTGGAATATTTTTCCGCCGTTGGCGAAGTTACGATTTGCCATAGTATCCTCTTAAATCCCTTATATTTGACTAGAGGCGGTTTCCCGGCATAGTCTCACCGTCTGGCCAGGGCTAGCCTCGCGGGGTAGGGCTAGAGGATATCTCGGGCCTTACTATAAGGCCGCTACGTCCCAATCACGTTTTAAGGGGGTCTAAAGGCTCTATACGTCGTTTATTTTTAAAATCCACCCGAACCACGGTTTTTTTAAATACCCCGGGGGTAACTTCTTGCACATGGTCAAATGCTACCTGAGTTTCGTTGTAGTTGGCCAGGGCTTCTTCTATACTTTTAAAAGGTCCTACGCCTCTGGGCATCTTCGGATCAGCCCAATATATGGTTCCGGGAGAATCTTTATCCTTGTTATAAGGGAATATACTAGATACGCTGGTTACCTTGAATATATGTAACCCTAACTTGTCGATACTAACCAGGTGTTCTCGTAATGATAACATGTCACTCCTTTATCCCTATCTGCCGTTCTTTATCATAGATAGGCTCACCTTTCATCGTTTCTACCACATAATCCCAGTTATTATAACTAGATACGTAGTTTTTTATGTAAAGATAAGCACTATTCCCGTTATTCAAGGGTATGTTGTCTTGAACTATTGTACCATTTTGAGATACGATCCGCCACATATATTTACTTGTTTGTCGCATTATCAACGTATTCATTTTAGATCATCCGTATATTTGAGTTTTACTCCATGCCAAGAGTTTACTTTCCCATCCACCAGGTACACGCGGCAATAGCTGTAATCACAAAATTTATCATTACTGTATTTAAACTCGTCCGGTTCATAATAAGACCCCCTGGTTACCGATTCCGGAGCGCCAAACGTGAATAGTAACTGCTGCTTAGTCATTCCTTTATGTAGCCTGGGATTTTCATTTTCTTGATACACAAACGGGGTAAACTCGTCATTAACTATCTTCTCAATGGCTACTGGGGCGCGGGTATGTGCTTTATCTTGGATGTTAAACACCAAAAGACGGTAGCATTTGTATCCCATCAACGTTCTGTCGCAGGTGGTTCTTTTAGGCACCACGTTAACCTGTTTACGATTACATCTGTTAGAGATAGCGCATAACTTGTCAAACTCAAGTTTAGCGTTATCAAACGCTTTAGACCTAGCCTCGTTCTCATCTTTACCGGATGCAACACCGCAGGCTAGGATGTTTGAATCCTCCATCAAACTGGATTCCTGGGTGCAAAGCCAGTCTTCTTTAGCCAGAGAACGAGATGTGATGATTAAAACTATGATCATTAATACTTGTTTCATGTTACCTCCTACCATCTAAACTTAGGGTTGATTGCTTTTACCGCGTCAAGCTCATCTTTTTCTATCATGTTAGTTATGATTGATTTTTTAAGCAGGTCAGATACCAGGATGTCTTCTAAAGTGTATAAACAATTTTGATAAGTAACAGTAGTATAGCAGATGCCGGTGATCTTAACTAAGGTTGCTTTTTCTTTTAACCCTAAACTGTTCCAGATCTTTTTTAAACATCGTTTTGTATTCATATAGCCTCCATACATAGGATAACTAAGAATAATGAATACTGCAATAATATTAGTTATTTAGTCTCGTTTTGAGACGTAATCCTGAAGTTTTATCAAAGCCCCCATATACCTGTTATGGACGGCTGATTTAGATACGTTTATCTTTTTAGCGTACTCTATCAATGAAACACCGTGCATGATTGCTAATACCACACGGTATTCGGCTGGCGTAAGCGTAAGCATGCCTCGCACAAGGATGTTTAAACGCTCTTTCGCGATTATGTTAGATACGATGTTAGGTGAGTGTTGGCCTTCTAGCATGCCGAGTTTGTTTACGTTTGACATCACATACCTTTCTTATAAGGTGGATGATAGACCGGAGGCGTATCCTGACGACACGCCATCGGGCTACATCTGCATACGACTGCCAGATCGTCAGGATCCTGGCATCGCATGGGTTCGCTAGAACACGCCATCAACATGATCAAACATACGAATAACAATATTTTAGCAAACCTAAGATACATCATACAGGGCCTTTATCTTTCAGGCGCTCCAAAACCAGCTTAGTTTTGTTTTTAATCGCTCGGGTAACGTCTCTCACCGGGCCTACAACAAGCTGGTATTCTGCCTGAGCCTCTGTATAAGCCTCGGTTTCTTTAAACGCCTCGTTCTCTTCGTTCTGGATCTGAAGCCGAACGATCATCTGTTTTAACTCATCCACAGTCATCGCCTGGATACTGGATACAAATGTCTCATCGACGCCTTTAGGTAATTTTGTTTTACTCATCAATCCTCCGTTAATGCTTTATATGTTAAAAAAATTCCTGCCCATGTTACAAAACTAAGTATAAACAAGCCTAAAACCAGAACACCTGTATAGAACCAGGTTATAACCGTTTCCATCAGTCCTCCGTTGAGGCGTTGCATTGTTTACAATACTGGTACTTGCGCCATCCGCTGTTATAATCGGCCCAGTCGTGTCGCCCTGACTTACAGTCCACGCGTGGGGCAGAACTGTTAGCCAGGGCTATGTATGCTGTCTCAACAAACTCTCTAGCCTCTGTAAAAGCAGGACTCGACCCGTTAGGCGTTATCTCGCAAAGAACATATGAATCAGTATCAAGGTTTCGACGTACAACCTCAAACACCTTGTCGTCAGGAAGATCCGTACCCCAGACGATTGGTACCAGCTGCTGACCGATATCGTATTTATGTTTTACTGCTGCTACAAGGGAAGCGTATTGAACGGGCAGGATTTGAGTAAGATGATGGCTTGTTAAAGTGCTGGGTTGAACCGTGGGATTTGTTAGGATAAGCGGTAGACCCGCGGCATTACAAAGCACCATGTTTTTAAGGCCTAACCTAGACACAGTAGTGAAAGTGTTTTCGAGGCTAGGGAAAGCTGTGTTTAGAACTCGTTTAACTGTGATAAAATAGATATTACCTGGGTCGTCTTCAATTACCTGATACACGTATGTGTAAGCTTTCTGTTTTGGGTCTGTAAAATAATCGCCGACTTGAAACTTGCTCATTTTTGACTCCTTATCCATTTACCGGTTGCTACCGCTGTAGCCTGGGATGTTCCTGTCATCGTTATCCCGTACCCTGTAACATTAACACCGATCTCCCACACGTTCAATCTTTTTCCGTAGTTTGAGCCGGTATGATACGTTCCATCTTGATTCAGGTTGCCAACGACGATCACGCGAGGGTCTGCCATAGCTGGGTAGAAATGAAATTTGTCGATATCCAGGCCATAGTTACCGGCTGCTGCAAACATCTTTCCGCCGTGGTCTAAATATGATCGGACGGCAGCGTCTTCGTCTGAATCTTCAGCATTCCCGCCTCCGCTGAAGTTGATCACGTCGGCATGAAGTTCTTCCGCGTATCTGATGGCTCTGACGGCAGCTTTACCCGTCAGATCGCGAGACATGTTAGGATCAAAATATTTAAGAACGATGATACAGAAGTTTAAAGGTCCGGCTGTATCTTGGATAACACCGACGATATTGGTGCCATGGCTGTCGTTATCTTTGGGAACAGGGGTTGAGATACCTAGGAATAGTTTAGACCCCAGGTTTGTAAAGTCGCGATGGCCGTAGCGACAGAGTCGGTTGTTGCCCCAGGCACCAGCGTTATCGTATCCGAACCCGGTGTCGATGACAGCGATTCGTAGCTGATGAGCGCCTTCAGGGTTACGGACGAGGGGCTGACAGGATTGTTGTAGCGAGGCGATAAGGAGTGCTACCAGGGTTATGTATGTTACGAATAATAGATCACGTTTCATTCGGAGTCCTCGTGATCCATAGCTGCAAATAGAGTAGCCGGAAACACAGGTATAAATAAAACCCATCCTAATATACAAAGGTACGGATGATCTTTCACTTGAGATGCGAGTAAAGCACACAGTCCTACAATTAAAACAACACCGACGCTTATTATTAATGCTACACAGTATTCGCGTAAAAAAGTTTTCATGTATCCCCTTTGTATTTAATATTACCGCAGATTTCGCACTGTAACACGCATTCATGGCAGCCTCTGTATTGTATTTCTCGAACTAATCTCCATTTATGCGGGCATAATCCTAATAAAAATCTTAAAAATCGAATCATATAATTAACCCCACATCGCGTTGATTTCGCTGTCCAGCTCGTCCTGAAGCTTGCAAACCTCGTCATCCGTCAACTCCCGGCCTGTAGAGATCTCCCAGGCTCGACCGATGTACCGGCTGCCATCTTTATTCCTGTCAAGTTGTAACTCGTATCCTGCTATGATCATAAAGCCTCCATCTGCCGAATCTGGTCCAGGCATTGTTTACGTGTACTGCATGTTTGTAGTTTATCGCCGTTCTTCGTGATCTGCCAACATTTACTCGGGGTTTGCTGGACCGTGTATACGTTAGATCCTGTAGTAAAGGTGTACTGGCTTTTAGTTAGTTTTTTCATTTGTCCTCCGGTGGCAAAAACTAGATACAAACACAGATTAGATCAAACCTAGCAAAAAGACAAATTAATTTCTTTTAGGGTAGGGAAATGTTTCAAACTGAATCGTTTTTTTAAGTTGCTTTTCTTCGCGTTTGTCTTTACCTAAGATAAGCGCGTACTTGCCTTTAGCTGGCTGAGTGACTACTGTGTAACGCGCAATTTCTTCGTTCGCACGGGCCGTTAACTTTAATCTTATGTCGTTAGGAATAGCAGAGATGTCTTGATACCCGTTAGGTTTGCACCATTCTTTCTGCCATTTGATGCCTAATTGTTTTGCCCATCTCTTCATTGCAGACGTTTTCGTAAAGTCTCGTTTGCTAACTATCTTACCTGAGGGTAACTGTACGCCACTCGTAACTCCCCACTGCTGACCTAGGTATAAAAAATTACATGCCTGGTAAATTGTTCCGATCTCACCAGCGGAAGGGTCTGAATAACAAGTAAACAGTCTTTTATGCGTGTTATCCACCATCCAGCGACACGCAAACATGACTAACCTACTATTAAGGTTTTTAGGGGCCCAGCTTGCAGCCGCACCTCGTTGAATCAAAGCTTCAAACTGTTTATATCGGGTTGGCATGGTGGGTTCTGACATAAGCACGACGCAAGCCAGCTTACCCTCGTGTCGGGCTGTAAAGCACCATTTTACTGCCCACCCAACTTTCCCTAACCACTCGTACCTTTCAATGAATCTGATGTGCTCTTTTGACATGTTTTCAGCCGTCAACTCAAAGTCTTGAGCTTTTAGATCAAATCTAAACCCGGCGGCTAAATCTTCAGCAACCGTGTCGTCCCTTCTAATTTTTTGCCAGCAAACTCCGTCTAGCTTTATGTCTGGTTTAACCGGAGCACTGGTGGTGTTTTTAAACTTTTTAACGACAGATTTAGCGGTTTTAACGCGTTCGGGGTTAAGTAGTTTAAGAGTCTTAGGATGTCGTCTAGCTTCGGCTCTGCACACCTTACACCTGTAAGCATAGCCGTCTTTGTTTGCGGTTTTGCGACTAAACATTTCTAAAGGTTTAATTTGTTTGCATTTAGAGCATTTTTTATTCATGTTTACCGTGCTTTTTTAAATAATTGATAGCTTTTTGTAAAGTTTGTATGTCGTCTTTAAATCGTCCTAATCCATTGTTACAGTTGTAACACAAAAGACCCCTTACAGCACCGCTGACGTGGTCGTGATCCACATGAAGCAATTTAGCAGAATGGCCAAGCGCGCATCTACCGCCCTGCTCGTTAAACATTCGTTCCCATTCGGCTAGCGCTTGGGGGCCTGTTAAATGAGGCCAATATTTTTTAGACAATTTTTTGCCTCGAATCTCGTCTGCATGTTTTTTGTTGTACGCTTTGTTGCGTTCGTTATCGTTAGGGTTACGAGACCTATAGTCTATACGTTCTGCATACCTACAATCTTTGCATCGGGATTTAAGGCCTATGGTACCGTTGTGATACCGCCGGACGTCGAACTCTGAGTGTGGTTTTGATATGCCGCATTTTTTACAAGTTTTCATGATTCTATAGTGCCACACATCTGTGTGGCTTGCAATAAAAAACCCAGGGATTTTTGCCCCTGGGTCAAAATGATACATTTTATTTTAAGTCAGGTTAAGCCGACAACTGGACAACGCAGTTCCAGCCGGGGGCCGAACAAATCAAGTTGCCGTAGTAGGCAATACGAATTTCAAGGGCATCGGCTGATCCGACTCGTAGTCCCTCGAGACCTTCCATACCATAGGTGAGTATGTGCGGAACCTTGCCCAACGAGCGCAGTTTCCATGTATTCATAGTCAACAGGTATGCCGTCTGAGGAGGGCACGATCTGTCGGCCAACACAGTTACGCGGCCATAAGCAGATTGGAAGGTGATACCTTCAAACGCTACCTCAACCTCGTCGTGGTTAACTTGGACGTATTGCACTTTAGCACCCAAAGCGTTGACTAGAGCAGCATAACTAGCGAAATCCATGATACAAAGATCGGGTTTTCCGCCCTCTCTGTTCAAGAACGCCAGTGCGCTTGTCATACCTTCCTCAATCGTCTGGGACTGAGCGTTATAACGCAATCCAGCCAAACGAGTGGGGTCTGCGGACCTGTTAACGCCCCAGAATGAGTCACTAGAACTTGGTGAAGTTGTAGGAATCCATGCAGCCAAACCAGACAATGCCAGGTTAGAAGCGGTTCCTAAAGCACCAGTTGAAGGGATATCACCAGCAATCGACAGGTAAGCTTGTCCTGATCCGATAGCCCAGTTACTAGACAACGTGGCAGCCGATGCTGTACCAGTGATAACACCAGTTGCACGGTTAACAGCTGTAACAGTAACTGTATCAGAAGAAGGCACTCCACCAGCAGAAGTTGATGCTACTAAAAGCATTCCAACCTCAAACGCAACGATCTGTTGAGCGTTTGTCAAAGGCAGAACGACTCCACCAGCAGCAGTACCGCCAGTTTGAGACGAACTAGAGCTAGAGATACCACGGGTAGCAGTACCATCACCAAACAGCTCGAACGCTATGTTATTGGTAATATTACGAAATCCCGCATCCATCTGTAACTTGGCAGCATCAACAAAAGCGCCAGCATTACTTTTAGTTTGTTCCATCAAAAGGTTAGTAATTGTAACCAGTTGATAGTCTTCCACCACATAAACGAAGAAACTAGCAAGCGATGTTGCAGTTTGTTGGTTTTGGGCGTTAGAGAACGTATGAGAACGACCTTGGGGTGTTCCATACTCTAATGGTACGGGGATATATTTCAGTGGCCTTTCGGCCTGTTATCGTAGTGGCTTTTTATCCTCTACTTCTTACAGTTTCCTGTAAGCTCAGCGTACATTTTCATCTTTTAAAGATGCAGAACACTCTTGGGAGTTTTTTATTCTGTTACTACCGCCCTTGCTTATATTTTCATCTGCCCACATTGGTTGCAGATTAGTATAATGAGCGGCTTGTTTGAATTGCTCGGAATCCGTTAAATCAAATAAAGACAAAGCCTTAATATGATCTACGTGCCATCCATCTACTCCCCAATTTTCCCAAGACATTCCTGGTTGAAATTTAGATTCTAGATAGGTTTTTAACTCAGCTACAGAACACCCTAGGTCTTTTACTGCCGAACCTTTTTTATCGCCACGTGTGAAAAATTTTCCAATTCTTGTACGTAAATTATGCGCAATTCTAAAGTTTAGGTCAGTATTAAATCTAGTTTGCCAATCTTTGTTAATGGCTTCCTTGTTTTTTATCCTAAAAGCTTTTTTCTTAGCTTTTAAAATATCAGCGTTTTTAGCCTTATACTCTCTCATGTAAGCCTGTTTTGCTGGCGACATATTTCTATGCTGACGGCAAACTCCGATCTTATTATGTTTATTGAGTTTTTTGCTACAAACACTGCAATTCACAGTTTCAACTCCTACGCGTTACGGTGGCTAAGTTATGTTATTATCCTAGCTTACCTCGGTATTCCCTTGGCTGTCAAGCTTTAGGGTTCACCGATTTTGTTCTGTTTAACGCTGGCAATTATATCTACCAGCGAATCCGTCTGGCGACTCATTCTTGGGCACTAGGGCCAAAAATGGGTTCTCCTTATCGTTTTCCAGAGGATTATCTCGGCATAAGGTATTGAAATTACACGAGATCTTTCATATATTCTTTATCGTCAGTATATAATTCTTTTAAAGCAGCGATCTGATTCGCGCTATTTGCATATACAGCAGCCATTGGCTACTCCTTTAATTAAGTTTGATACCTATTCCCCACCATGGGGCGTCAGTATTGGCTTATCATGCGCCTTTCGACGACTCACAGAATCAGCCTTTATTTAACTCACCTCTGAACGCAAGGATTGCACGATCTTTCGCCGATAGCTTCCGGGCTGAAGACGAGGCATTCGTCAGTGTTTTCATCTGTGGCTGCTCAGGTTCAGAAGGCTTTTGTGTCTGCTTTTGGGGTTGGCTAGCTACGCCAAGCTTCTGTTTAATCTTACCAATTTGTGTTAACTTCATGGCCTCTTCAATCAGGTAATCTTCTACCTGCTGAGCGGCTTCTTCTACTGATAACAATACTCCGTCTTGGGAGTACGTCTTCTCGATCAGCTCCACCACATCATCGATTGATCTTGTGGCCTTTACCGTCTCGAACGCTGGGTCTGTGGATACCAGCTGGGTTACATCATTTTTAATCTGCTTTAATGCTGCCTGGTATGCCTGGGTTTGTTGATCCTGGGCTTGTTTCCGTGTTTCCTGGTTAGCAGATTCTAGTTCCCTGATCTTTGACTCAAGTTTACTTATGGTGGCGTTTATTCTTGGGTCTACAGGTGTGTTGTTTAACAGTTGTTGCGTCAGATCATCGTATGATAATCCAGCTTCTTGAAGGGCGGTGAACGCGTCCTGTTTAAACAGATCTTTAGGGATATACGATGACTTGTCTAGCTCGTATTTTTTAAGTAGTTCTGCCTCTTTAGCCTGAAGTTCAGCTTCACGGGCTTTTAAAGCTTGCTCCTGTTGCTGGACTCGGGCTCTTAAAGCCTTCTCTTGACGAGCGAGTTTAGCGAACTGACTAGAGAGTTGGGGATCCTCTTGCCTAGGAGCTTCAGCAGGCGCTTGAGTCTCTTGACTGTCTACAGATTCCTCAACTAGTACGGGGCGTCCCGTTCTTTGAGGCTGGATAGCTGTCATCTCTTCTGGTGATATACTGTTCTGGTTTTGTACCACCTGTTGGGGTGGTTGAGGGGATGCAGGCTCACTGGATGCCTGGTTAAACGCCGCTATAGCTGCTGCTTTAGCTTGGGCGGGGCTACGACCTTGAGTTTGAGGGGGCAAGATGGAAGGGCCGGGAATAGGTTTTACGTTCATTTTACATTCCTTTGTAAGGGGGTTACTGTATGGTTAGCTAAAAATTGAGGTCTGTCGGTTATTAATTTTACGCGATATGTTGGTTTTTTTGACACCCAGGTGTATTCGTAGGTTGTTGCGTACTCGTAAGGTTTTCCTTCAATTGTTAAAAATAAGAAAAAATATGCAGGGCCTGTTTCAGCAAAATTACAAACTTGCCATTTGATCATTATTCCTATCCAACGGGTGTTTAAAGACACAGAACCCCGCAAACCCATCAGGAATCTGGTCCACAAACTATACTTAGGCTTGTAGTACCTGGTATATAACGTGTTTATACGGTTCTGCATCTCTGCTTCGTCTTGTTTTGTCAAACCTTATCCTTGGTTAGCGTTGGGTACTAATGGACTTTGTGGTAACGGTTGTGGGTTTGCCTGGGGTGTAGGCTGTGGCGCGGTCGGCGCAGGTGGGGGCATTGCTGCTTGTTTGATAGCTTGGATCTGGATGAAGAAGTCTCTAAGCATCTGGGCTTTTTCTTCTTCAAGTTTAGCCTGTCCGTATAGGTTGATGTACTGGGTGACAAGCTGGGTAGCTAGGTTTAGGTCCATGAAAGGATCTGGGGGCGTGTATTTACCCTCTTCAATGATATCATCCAGGATCTGGAATATACGCTCTTCACCGGCGTTAGCTAGTTTTTCAACCTGCTCAAGGTCTGGGTAGTCTAAAAGTCTACGCCCTTCCTGGAGACTGATCATACCGGACTGAACCATCTCGGTGACCTTTTGAAGTCTGCCGGCAGGGTCTTTAGGTAATGCTGACTGGGTATAACACTGGATGATGAAGCTGTCGTTAACCAGGTCAGCTTTTTCTAAATTGATCTCTTTAGTACTGTTTTTGTTAGGATATACGGTAGAATATTCACCGTCTCGTTCACAGATGTCTTTAGCTAGGTCGATTACCTGGTAAGCCAACTTAACAAAAAGGTTATCATAACGGCGGGATAAGCTAGCAAAACGATCAGTACTGATATCGTCATAAGATCTAATTGCTTCACCCGAGTCCAGACCTTGGGGTTTTTGGCTAGTCGCTTGGAGTGCAGACACACCAGATTGTTGGTATCCGTATTGTATAAGTTTGTCTCGTTCTGCATAAAGCTCCGGAGCGTTGCTAGGTGCTACCTCGTAACTTGGCTTAACTCCACGGTATTTTACGATAACACCGACCTCATTATTATGGTGGGCAGCCACAACTTTAGATCCGTCTTCCTGGAATACTCGGGGTACGCCGACGAGTTTGATAGCCCGACTGATGGTGTATAACAAGCTGTTAAGCTCCATCTGGGTGCCCATAAGTTGTTCAGCTATCCCCTGACCCCAGAATCCTAAAAGCTGGTCTGAGTAGTTGATAAACGTGAATGGGAATTTAGGTTTTGTGTATTCCTCGTCTACAAGGTATCCAGACGAGCATGCTAATATGTGTCTACCGTCGCGGGCTTTAGGTCCCGAAGGCAGGTGCCAGCCTTCAACAACCATCACCAGGTCTGATACGGTGCGGTTTGAATCCGATGAGTTGTCTACCGTTGATCTGGCGGCCATCTCAAGCTTAGTTTTAAACTTAGGGAACGCGGCCATCAGAACTTTACGGTCTACCAGCTTCATCCGGTAAAGCTGTCGTAGGTCAGACTCGCCGTATGTGCCCTCGTTCATATCAACCAGCAGCTCTGTAAGCAACACGCGCTCCATAGCTACGCGTTTTTCCTGGTCTTCGTAAACGTGGATTATACCGGTGCCTGTTACCAGGGCGTCTCGGAAGATTTTGCTTGCTAGATCGTACGTATTACAGTGGTAAAACTCGCCTTGTATGAAGTTGTTAAGCTTTTTAGCCAGGCTACGTTGTTTATAATCACTATTATCTGTCAGGAACACTGGCATAGGCCTAGACTGCGTTATACGGCTCACCAGGGTGTCTGTAACCGATTGGATAAGGTTGAACGTAGGGCGTTCTTGAGGCAGCCCCATCGTCTGGTCCATCTTAGAGATGTTGTTACCAGCGAACGAGTACAAGCTTTTATTACCGTATAAACGAGCATAAACGGCTGTCTGGCGGTATCTGTAGGCTTGGGACTCTTTCAGGTAAGCCGCAGTCGTAAGCATCAGGTTGGCCGATTTATCGCCATTACTTTCCTCCCACCAGTCGTACATCTGCATCGCCTCGTCCATCGGACGGGTTTTGAAGGTTACTGAGTTACTGCGTTTACCTGGGGTTATCTTCATTGTTCTTTACCTGTCTCCCAGACTGAAGGATCGCTTGATCCGAATAACAACTGTTCCTCGGTGAGGTCGTCTGTAGGTATGCGAAGTTCTTCAGTTATACCGCCGGGGGCGTAGGTTTGTGTGGTGCTGGGTTGGACGGGTTTTACACGTTGAACTGTTTCAGGCTTCGTACCTAAAACCATCTCAATGCCGTCTACCTTTATGATATCGACGCCGGATTTACGGCAGAGATCGATAACCTTTTTAAGGTCTTGAATTGTTTCGACTTTCACAGAACATCCTTGTTAGAATTGTCGTCGTGATTTCATTTTTCTACGGATTGAGGAAACCATATCGTGTTCATCCTCATCTAGGTTATCTCCATGCTCGTTTGAATCCATGGGATCGTCAGCATGCCAGAGGTCCTGATCATAGTTTTCTTTTAAAGCTTCGTGCTCGTTTTGTCTGTAGTATTCGTTTGGACTTTCTTCAGCGTTATTTTTCTCAAGGTCGACCTGTCCGCCTTCAGCCATCATCTTACGACGTTTACGCGCCATGATTGCAGCTGCTAAAGAGTTATGACGTTCGTCCATCTCTTCCTCATCCAGCATCCCGCCTTCTGCATGGCCTAATAAAGCCTTGTTTTCGCCGGCTGAGATACTTGGATCATAGTCGTCTGGAGCAGTTTTCTGTTTACCGGTGTCATCGCCTTTATTGTAGTCTGTTTTATTAGGCTGCATAGCTTCTTTAAACGTTTCAACAGGATGCATCAATCGGTCAAAGTCTGACATACCGCCTTTAGCAAAATGCTGGGCATCGTATTCTTCTCGAGAAGGACCTTTTTCCATGTCGTCATGGTCACCTGGCATCAGGTTTTTAGGGTCCTGATCTTCTTCAACTTTACGCCCGTATTCGTCAAGTAGATGGGCTTTAAAAGCTTGACTCTCTACCATACGAGGGCTTTTGATTGGAGTCATCTTATCGCGTTTCATACGCATGATCTCTGATCTATCCCTGATTTCTTCTTGAGTATTCGGACGGTCTTCTGTTTGGAAATCTTCCTCAATCTCACCGCCCTCAGCAAGGCCCTTAAGTTTGGGGTTTGGCATAGATTTAAGCTCAGATAAAGTTTCGCGGTGCATTGGTTTAACATGGGATGCTTCTGCTTTAGCATATCTAATATTTTGTTTTTCTGGTTGACTTCCGTAATCGCGCAATTTAGCGCCGGATTCACTGATGCCGCCGCTTTGGCCCTTATAGCCGTGCTGATGTACCCCTCTTTGATTTTGATTAGCTTCAGTGTCAGTTCGAACCATTCCACTTTTTCCAGACATTTTACTTCTGTCTTCGGGCATCCCACCTTCAGCGAATCCCATGTTTTTCTTCATGTCGGACCAGCTAGCGATGCCGGCTTCATTAGTGGCTGAGTTGTTTTTACCGGCGTTCTGGTTTTTAGTAGCTACCCCGTTTTCCGCCACATTTCCGCCATCAGCCATCTTCTTTTTAGGGGCACGGCGTTTCATGTCGTATGCGATTGCTAAACTTTGGGCTTGGGGTTTACCGTGTTCCATCTCAGTTTCGATGTTCTTTTTAAAGGCTTTTTGGGATCGTGATTTGATCAAAGGCATTATTTCATCTCCTGAGCGGCTTTAGCGTTCTGTGACTTAAAACTGTTATCTTCGTGCTCACCTTCGGCGTGAGGCATCGCGTCCGCGATCTCAAATGCTGATCTTAAAGCCTCGGCCATACGTTTAACGTCCTGGGCTTGGATAGCGCGAAGTAGGTCTTTTGCACATTCTTCGATAGCTTCTGTAGCCATCTCTTCTAATTCATTAGGCTTTTCTTCGTTTGGGTCTACCGGTTTTTCGTCAGGTTTACGCATCTTTGTCATGATGCCTGAGGACGCGGACTGGTTATTGAGCTTTAAAAATGGCAGCACTTGGCCTCCGAGGGTGTCTATAAGGCCGCTACGTCCCAAAACGGGTGTATTAACCTCATTTTAACCCAATTAACCACGTTTTTAAGGTAGTTAGTCCCATTTTGTGTCCTCCCCGTTCTGCCAGGCCTGGTAGTTTTCCGCTTGTTTAGCGTGTTCTAGGGCTTGTTCAAACATGGAGTCTGTCTGTTGTTTATACCAGGCTGGGGTACCGGGTTTAGGCTTGTTCTCAGGGGGCTGGTACGCGTAGGCAGGGCTTAGTTTAAAAGCGTATAACACAGCGTCTATTATATCACTGTGGAATCGGTCACTTATCTTGATTCGCTCGGGTGTGGATTTATCCCGGTCAATCTCCACCAGGTAGCTGTCTTGTACGAACCTGGATTTTTCAGGTGCTTTAAAATGGCCACGTCTCATCGCATCGTTCAGGAACGCTATATTCTCCATCTTACGGGTTTTGTCGGCGGCTTCTACAGGTATCTGGTGACGTTTGATCATCTCTTCGCCGATCTTTTTACCCAGGCCTCCCATATCCATGACAACCTTATATGCGCTATACTTTTTGATAAGATGCTGCGCCTGTTCTACCAGCTCAGTGATACCCTGTTTAGCAACGACTAGTTCTTCTACCAGATATGTTACAGGATCGTGTTCGGAATGGGCTAAAATTGCTAAAGCATCAGCATCTTTCCACCCCACGTCAATCCCTAGGATGTAGTTATATTTGGCGGGGGGAAGATCTGTGTAATGGTTTATGGTATGGTTATATTGCAACACCAGGGAGTTAAGGTCTAGTACCCACCGTCCGAACCACTCGCGCTGGATACTGGGGTCATCTACCTTGATACCGCGTCGTTTTAACTCTCGATCTAATATCTCCTGGTGAGTTTTACCGGATTTAGCCTCGATATGAGGGTTATCCCAAAAAGTCCAGCCGTGTTTCGACCAGGTCTCGTTTTTCACCGAGCACTCGTGAAAATAGCCCCCGGGTACTGGGGCTGGAGTTCCGATTAAGCATAATGACCCGGCATAATCCATCAACGCCGGGCCGATTATATCGTCGATTAGGTCCTTGATATACTCCTTAAAGGACTGACACTCGTCTATGTAACATAATTTAATTGCCAACCCTCGAAACTTCTCGATCTCGGATTGATCTTTCGCGCCAGATAGATACAACGTAGACCCGTTTGGAAAGGACATGGAGAGTTCTGTCTCGTCTGTCGTACCACCAAGTTTGAATTTGTCGTTGATGTTTACGAGTTCTTTCCAGATGATCTTTTTTGCGTTGTTTCTTGACAGGGTGATGTATAAACACGTTACCCCTTTATTATTTATACAGGTGTGTATCAGGTGGGCGGCGCATGATATAGTTTTACCGGCTCGTCTTGAGCATACGGCAGCTTTAAACGGGTTTGGATCTTCTACAAACGCAAGCTGCTTATCAAAAAGAAACTGAGACAAGTTGAATTTTCGACCATAAAACTGGTCAACCTCAACCTGTTCAGTCGGCTTTTTTATTACCCGTCTCACTCGCCCTCAACCAGAAGTTTAAAGTTTGTAACGGGAACTAGCATCTTTGTTTTAACATTTTTAGCTACGTTATATGCCTCAACTTCTAGCAAAGTGTCGCCAAGAAGGGTCATCTTAGTTACTTTGATGGTACCTGGCTTATCCGGGCTGGTGTCGAGGTTTTTGTCAATATTACCTAGTCCTTTATCAAATAAGACGTCATGGGCGTAGGCTCTGATGATGTTTTTCATGTAGTCTCCTCTTTCTTTTGTGCGTCTAACTGTTTGCGGGCTGCGCCTTCTCGGTTAAGCTTAAGTAGCCGATTATTAACCTCGACCAGCTCGTCTGTTAACACGTCCACCTGGTATTGCAGTTGTCCTGCGCGGAAAAACTCTTGGTTAGCTTCTTTTTCGATCTCGGCTAACTCTCTGGGCACCTTAGGTGCGTTCAACTTCACTTTTGTCATCATATCTCCTATGGTTTAAAAGGGTTAAAGATTATGTTTGGGTACTTTTTTAATATACTTGCGTTCCTGAGATCTATATCATCGTTCACCACGATGTTTGATACCGAGGTGATTGAGGGCGGTATCAGTGTTCTGGCTATACCGTGACCCCTCCACTGCTTTTTAACATACACCCACACCAGGTTAGTTAGGTCTTGGCTTACCACACTATAACCGATGATGGTGTCTGGATCGTCTGGTAAACAGGCGACAAATATAGCATTATTTTGTCCTTTGATGATAGCCTCGGAGATGGGTTTGTAGTTTTTAAAAAACGTGTCTTTGGGCACCAGATTGAAGAAAGGATTACCGTAGTATACCCCCCTAAGAAAGGTAGCGTGGATAAAGTTTGCGTCTTCCGGTTTAGATGCCCTGATGTTGTATAATCCTCTAAAGTCGCTCATTTTAGATATTTGTCTTTCATCTGCTGCTCAAGTTTTTGGGTAACTCGGTGGACGGCTGATTTGGATGTTTTGTATAGTCCGGTTTTATTCAAAGTGTCTGCAATTTCGACACATGTTAACCCGTTTGAGTAATACTCCCAGATGATACGGTCCAGGGGTTTTTCAAACTTATGGTTCCATAAAAAGGCGGTACACATGGAGTAATATTCAAAGATAGCATCCTGCTCAATCTCAGTTTTTGTTTCCATGTTATGAGGTACAGTTCTTGATCTGAGTAACCCGCTAGGGCTTTCTATATCGTGAAAACCCGACTCTTCAAGTTTTTTATACCACTCATCTTGAAGCGATTTAAGCTCAGGTTTGCGGGTTGACATTAGCTACTTCCGACGTCGGTGTAGTAGCTTCTACAGGTTGAGCTTCTGCTTTAGCAGCTTCTGCTTTAGCAGCTTCTTCTTGTGCTGCTTTTTGTTTAGCTTTAAGGTCTTCTATAACCTGGCCTGCGACCTGGCTAGATGCAGCCTTAATCAACACGTTAGCAAAATATTCCAAAGGTACGTGACCTTCGTGGGATTTTAGTCCCCAGATAGCGCCTGCAAGTGCAAACCGCATCGAGTCATTATCAGGCAGTTTAGTCATGCCGATGATCTCTTTAGCCCATGCATCAAAATCAGCCATCCCGATAGGTAGCTGAACTTTCTTAGGTTCCTTTTTAAATAGTCTCATCATAGTCTCCTTATGTTTATTATGCCTTAAAATAAGACAAAATCAACTATTTTTACACTTCTGATAAATTTATTCCTATCTTAGGTATAGCCTCTAGCTTGACACCTGGTAGGTGTACAGTATTTTCCATAGCATCTTGTAGTAAAAGACTAATGTTTTCAGCATCTTGTGCGTCACACTCGACTACTAATGAATCGTGTACCTGGACTACGATGTTACACTCAATCCCCACCTCCTGAGTGTTCTTTTTAAATCCTATGGCAGCCCGGTTAACTATACTGGCTGCTGTTCCTTGTATCCTATGATTCACCGACAGGTTGAGGATGGTCCTAGCCTCGTAAGGAAGATCAGCGTGTTCTGATCTGCCGTATATAGCAGTTATATCTTTGGCTTTAGGAATACGCCTAGGACGTCCAAATAGGTTGACTACCTGGCCATCTCGTTTTGCCATCTCGTGAGAACTAGTCATCATCTTTTTAACATCAGGAAACTTTTCAAAATAACTATCGATGTCTTCCTGCGTAGCGTCGATACTCTTTTTAGTAGTACTCGCCAGCTGGTGCGCTGTGGCTCCGTAGGTACTTGCTAACGCGATGACTTTAGATAGGTCTCGTAGTTTTTTGTATTTGATGCCGAACGCGTTTGGTGAGCCATCTTTCCTTGGAACGCAGTCGTACTTACCGTACACCTCCATACCGATGACTGAGTAAAAATCATCTTCACCCTCAAACGCGGCCATAAGACGCACGTCCTGGCTCATGAACGCGAATACTCGTGGCTCTAGTTGTGAATAGTCAGCCCCTACAAATACCTTGCCTGGACGAGATATAACACATTCTTTGATACGTTTATCGTCTCTAGGTAAGTTTTGAAAGTTCGGATTTGAGCTGGAGTACCGCCCTGAGGTGGTTCCCGTCTGTTTAAAGCTAGGTTTAATCACACCATAGGATACTCGAGATCCTATGCCTTCTACATACGTGGTAAGTATCTTGTCTGTTTTTTTGTACTCAAGTAGTTTTTGAATCCATTTAAAATAGGGTGCATACTTACTCAGGATCTTATCGTTACACTCGGTGTACGACCAGGGGGCTTTGATCTTTTTAGCGTTCCTGGTTTTACCATTGATCGTAATCTTGGGTACGTATACCTGTCCTTCTCGTTTTAAACACAACTCTATAAACTGTTTTCGATCTGATGGGGTATAGGGAAGTTTAGCCATGCCTAAAGCTCGACAAACTGTTTTACCTTCTGCCGTAAGATTACCAAATTCTAGCCCTAGTTTACCGAACAGTAGCCAGCTCATCTGCACGTTTGATCCGATGTTGAACGTGGTTTTTTTGTTATCGCCTGGGTATTGTTCTTTTATATGCTCTGCAATCTCAGTATATATAAAATTCCTCGCTTCTAAACATTCCGCTTCTAGAGTCTTTTTAAGAGCCGTTAACTTCTTAGTATCTATAGCTAGCCCTACGGTATTCAACTCATACGTTACTAACCTTAGTAAGGGCATAGATTCTTCTTCATAAAAGAATGTTTCTAATCCTTGTTCATACAGCTCCTGGACGAGAATCAAGAATAGCATATATGTTAGGTATGCGTCTTTAGCTCCGTAGTATGCAAGTAGGCTGCTGTCCGCTTTATACATATCTTTGTTTTTAATGGTCCACTCGCCTCCGTTTTCAATAACCGAAGCCTTCATCAGCTCCTGTTCTTCCGTCGCGTCCTCACCAAAATACTGTTTAGCAAGCTCTTTTAATCCCACACGTCGATTTTCGTCTAAAAGGTGGGCTAACACCATGGTGTCGGTGTGCAGCGCGTCGATAAGCCTTGTGTTAAAAAAAGCCTGGGCCATCTGACAGTCAAACACGCCGTTATGCATTATCAGCTGTTTATGTTTTAACACCTCTAAAAGGCGTGTTACAGCCTCTTTTGTAGGTAGGTAGTCTAATGTTTGGTTTATAGGGTCCCATTTAGCAAGGATAGCGTAATAAGCCGTGTCTTCGTTAAAACAAACAGACACCCCAATTATTTCGTGGGATGTCGTTAACCCGGTAGTTTCGCAGTCATATGCAACGTACTCGGCTTGCTCAACTTGTTTAATTAACATGTCAATGCTTGATACTGTTTCCAGTATTACTAGTTTTGGAGACACTGTCTTCCTCCTTATACGGTACCGCGTGATATGTTACCAGGTCTGTTTTCCTGTCAGCCTTCCTAAGATTTGTTGCTGTCTGTAGTCTCCAGTTAAAAGCCTGAACCTCCAGCTGGGTTAAATCTCTGAGCTGTTCTGTTTCAGGATCAAAAAGCAGATAATACGCTACGTCTTCATGGATCTTATCACGTTTAGTATGCTTATGTCGAATCTTACAAAATTTAAACGCCGTTACCGTCGGGCAGCCCTCTTCATGGTGTACGCGTTTTAACGGCTGCCACAACGTCACCAGGTAATCGCAGTACGCCTCAAAAAAGGTTGTTCCGTAGGCGGCGTCTTTATTTAGCTCTAAATCACCTATACCGGCTTTTTCACGGCTTGTCTGTGATTGCATGATAACCATCGTGTTTGTTTCTACCGCAAACGCCTTCATACTATGGCAGACATCCATCAGTTCCATAGGTTTACCGTCTTTATCTTTCTTTTTCAAAACACCGATGTGGTCTATCACCACTGATCCGACCTTGTTTCCTGTTAACCGGGTGAATTTTTTAATATACTCTTGGATCTCGTATAATGACAGATGCCTATAGTTGTTATCATCATCATAATTACTGATAACGTGGATCTTACTATGTAGCGCGGTATCAGCGCCACACATCGTTTGCCATCGTTCTGCAATCTCGTTGGCTGGCTGTTCTAAGGGTATAAAAAAGTGATGGTAATCAGGGTTCTGTTGTGCAAACCACCTAAACATGTTTAAAGCAAACGCGGTTTTACCCACACCTGACCCGGCTACCAGTCCTATCACCTGTCCAAGCCTAAATCCGTACGCGGTGTTATCTATCCTAGGGTGGCACCGGAAGGGCTGTCCTCGTTTAGTTTGAGGGCCTTTACCTAGTATGTCAGCCACGCTATTGGATAATTCTAATTTTTCTGAGTTGTCCTGTGTTTCAAAAGTCCAGATCTTATCAATGATATTTTGAGCATACGTTATACGGTGGACAGGGGCTCGCTCTAAAGCTTTGGCGCTATTTGTTAATACTGTTGCAGCCTCGTCTTTTTTAAACCCGTTAGCAAACATAAGATGGGCTAAACGGTAATCGCTACCACTTCGGTCATCCGAGGTGTCGGCCCATAGTTTTTTAACCTCAAGGTTTTCAAATAAAAGTTTACCGAATTTGGCAGGTAACACGTCGTGGATTTTTGGTGATTTAGTTGGGTTATACACCGAGTCGTAGTGTCGTTGACAAAACTGCTCATCAGACTGAGTGATTGGAGGCAGTAGTTTATGTAATTCTTCTGCCGTATACTGGGTTAAAGACTCGTATTCTAACACACACGGTACTGGGGCACCTTTCTTTTTGGTGTTCATGGTGCCGGGAAGACGCATAAGTTGAAATATCTTACCTACGGCCTCATCGGTGTTAAGTAGCCGAGTTAACCGGCGTTGAAATCGAAGGTAACTCATGGCATCTAAACCTGTTACGTCCCAGTAAACGTGTACACCGTTGCCTGAGTCTACCGCTTTTGTAAAAGGTATGTTGATTGATATGACTTTTTTAAGAAAGTCTTCCTTAGTCTTATAGACCCCGTCCTTGAGGTCACAATCAACAAAAACACAACTAAACGTGTCTATATCTGGCCCTTCCACAAACTTACCGGGTTGGTAAGTTGTGGGAGGGTTTGGGATGTAGTACACATTATAACCTTGGAAGTTATAATTTTTAATCTCGTCATCAGATAACTGGTTTTCGATGACTCTGGGCAGGGTTGGTTGTTCCTGCATAAGCCATTCTGGTGCGATCAATCTTACCAAAGTCACGAAAACCTCCAGGTTGATTACTTAGACTTAGAACGCTTAGCTAACAACTCCTGTACCTTCAAACTTGCACCGGATGCTTTAGCCGCCGCTACCAAAGGCTTAGCGCCAGTCGGCAGGTGAGGAACAACCTCAGGACTATCGTCTAAATCTAACTCATTCCCACTAAAACCCACACTATCGTCCTCACTGTCAGCATCAGCAGGAACGCCAGTAACCTCAATCGTGTTCTCAGCATCAAAGTTCAACCGGAAAGTCTTCATAGGAAAACCTTTGCCGCTGTCCTTCTCACCTGCAAACTCAATCAACATAGCCGCGCCAACAGGTGAGCGGTTATACTTGCGAGTAAACCCTTCCGCTTGTTTTCGAAGCTCGTTTGCAAGAAACCCGTTACAGTTGACGCCAACAACGCCTTCTGTCGGGCTATCAAGAACAATCGTTGTTCTATCCTGCCCTGGGTTAAACTTGTTGGGGCTTGTATACTGGTACAAGTAATGCCCCTCAATCTTGGTAGGATTTTTCGTGCCTTCACGAGTTTTTCCCCCCAGGTTAACCCATTTTGTGGGCTTTTTTACACTTAAATCTTCGTATCCCATTTTACCTCCTTCGGTAAAGTTATTTTTTATAAAGACAACAAACCTGATTTTGACCGCGACAACGACCCCGATCCCGACTCCGACTGCGACCGCGACCACGACCCCGACCGCGACAACGACCCCGCCCGCG